TAAGTTTGTCCAACCACACCATCCTGGCCAACCCCATCATTCAAGATGGAAGTATTTGCAGAACCTGAACCATCAGGAGAGTTCGAGATTACGAAGAATCCGTCCAATGCGGGCTCTCCGGTGTCTCCATCATTGTTGGCTGCATTCAGGCCAGTTCCTGGGGTCAGAGCATCATCAATGCCCTGCAATGTGGTCCTGAGAACGACATTGGAAGCGGCACCGAGATTCCCAACCACTGTTGGAGCATCCTGCAAGTAGAGGTATTCCCTACCGGCCCCATCCACTGCAATCCCTGCCAGACCCCAGCCACCAAAAGTGGTTACCTCAGAAGCACTGAAATCGAGCATCCAAGTGGGGAATGTGGAATGCCTGTTGGCCATCACTGCGGAAGCCAACACCTTAGCGGAAACGGTTTCACGGAGCACAGTGGCTCCCGAAGTGAACCCGAGCACATTATTTGCGGACCCACTGTTGATGGTGACCCTGGAAAGGGTGTCCATCCGAGTTCCACTGATACGGAGTCCAGCACCTTCTTGCCGGACCAGCCTCAGGGCAAAGATATTTGCTGCATTCCCGAAGGGGGTTCCAGGCACAGCTGCCATGGCATCGATGATCTGATCCAAAATGGACCCACCGGAAGCTCCAGTAGCTGGGCCTAGGTCAGTAGCGGTTCCAGCAGCCGAAGCTGTAAAGGTCGCCGTGATGGGAACCCCATCAACTTCGAAGGAGAACACATTATTAACGGCGATAGTTCCGGTACCATCATAGAAAGTAACCTGAGGCTCTGCTGTGGCCGCATCCATACCACCTGTGAACCCAATGGTTCCCACAGCGGTTGCTGCCTTTACTGTAGCGGAACCACCTGCATACCCAATGTCACCAGCGGCAAGCCCAGCCATCGTATTCCCGACCTTGACCTCAAGTCCGGTCTGGTCCTCAATGCTCACATGGGACATGGAACTAGCTTGGCCACCACCTGGGAGCAAACGGTTACGAAGGACTAGCCTATCAAAAGGCTTCGCTCCACCTGTGGCAGGCACTTCATAGGTCTTGGCAATGGGGCCTTGCAACAAAGCTGCTTGCCCACCACCAGCTGCTGCTGCGGTATCCAAACCAGCGAGGATAGCGAAGTCAGCGGCAACTCCACCGGAGGCATTCAAGAACTGGATGTAACCAGAGCTATCCACCCCAGGAATCTGGAGTTTGAACTCCAATTGACTGTTGGAGTTTGCAGCACATTCGACCACCAACCCGTTATGAGCTGGGCTTGCACCCACCAGAAGAGCAATTGCTGCTGCAATCTCAGTCTGGGCCTCTGTTGCCAGAGCGGCTGCTGAAGCATGAGGGCCTGCTCCCAGGGTTGCCTCAAAGATCAAGGCTCCAGAGACATCACCAACATACGTGAGTCTGAGGTCATCATGACCACCGGTAAGATCCACAGCCCCGTTAAAGGAGGTGGCTCCTGCCAGAATCGAGCGGGCATCTGCATTATAAATGTTGTAGGGGTCCAGGGCTTGAACTGCTGCACCTGCCCAGTTGGCCGACACGGTAGCGATACCTGTAGCACCATCATAGTCAGAAATGGTCCTGACTTGACCTATAGTTGCTGCTGCCGCTCCATTTCCAATAACCACCTTCCAGCCATTGTAGTAGTCATCCTGGTTGCTCCTGGAAGCGGCTGCCAAAGTAATTGTTGCAGCAGCACCCCCAGCGGCTACTCCGCCATGTCCCGAAGCTGCCTCATTGATGGCATCCCGGAAGAAACCAATGTCCTGATCCGTTGCTGTGGAGGTCTGTACATCCACGTCCACCCCATCCACTTCCAAGAAAATACGCTCGGAGGATGTGATGTCATATGCCTGACCGGAGACTGCTACAGCGCCCCCGTCATAAAGGATCTCGTCACTCAACAACGAAGCGAAGAACCCGCCATTGTGTGCTGCTGAGGGATTATCCAGATCCAAACCTGCCGAAGTGGTAACTTCCTGACTATGCACCAAAATTCTCAACCTGTCAGAATTGTCAGGAATGAATTCGTAAGGGCCTGCACCCGGCACAGCATACTTAGCTGGAGTTGCTCTCTTGGCGGCAAACTGGACAGTAACAATCTCATCAGAAGGTCCCTCGAAATCTGTCCCTGAAACGCTCTCAAACCTGAAGTCTGGGGTCAACTCTGATCCCGAGGGGAACTCAAGGGTAATCCCAGTAAGGCCCGCTCCCTTGGAGCCTGGAGCCATGACAGGCAGGTAAAGGTCATCTTCTCCCTGGTCTTGGACCGTGTAGGTACCAGTCCCGGAAATTCCAGGATTCAGGGAAGTCAGAGTGTACTCTTCATCCACCAACTGGTTGTACCAGAAGGTAGCATAGACCGAAGCTCCAGGAGGTACCTGACTGGACAAAGTAACTACGTTGCCTTCCACCTTGGTTACTGCCACAGCTCCCCGGCTCAGAGCATCCTGGACATCATAACCCCAGTATGCCTTCACCAAGTCTGGGCGATTTGTGGGAAGGTCGATCCGGCCATTCGTGACAGACTGGAAAAGACTCTGACCCAGAGGAGTGTTTCTCCCATTTCCGGTTGTTGGGCTCAAAGGCAGTTGGAATTGCAGTCTGCTGTCTGTGGAGACTCCACCGCTGGTCTGCACCACTGGGGTACAAGAAGAGAGGTAAGTTTTATTGTCAATCAGAGTTGATGTAATCTGTGTCCCATTGAACAATGTGGACCCTGTGCTATTCACACCAGCGGCGACGAGAGAAGCTGTACCCCAAAGGATCTTGTCCTCTTTCAGGATAAAGTCAGCATCCTCGATATAGGTGGAAGCACCAGGAGCATCACCACAAGAGGAAACCGTAGTCACGTTGATATGGGCCAAATAGTCCCAAGTGTCCTGCCATGTGTTTGCATAGTAGGTAATCGTGATGATGGCCCCGGCAATGGGAGCTTGGGGAAGTGTAACTGCTCTGGTAGAACCAGTTATGGATGAGGGAACCACCTGGACACCATCTACCCGCACAACCACATGGCTGGGGTCAGTAGTGGTCACACCACCGTTGGTACCATCCACGATGGGACCTTGGAAGGTGTAGAAAGTGGAAACTCTTGAATCCGCCTGACCCATCAACAAACCGAGGGGGCCATTTGCAGAACCATCCAACACAACGATGCTGTGATCCGCATTTAATTGCAGAGCGGAATCCCCATAATGATTGGAATAACGAGCTGCATCCAAAGTCCCTACGTTTGCGGCTGTGATTGCTGCGGCCACCTGAGACATGGTGTAATTGGGCCTTGGGGAGATTGTGATTGTTTGCTCAGTACCATCCACACTCAGTTTCAGGATGTTGTTTCCGACCACAACCACGACACCATTTACATCCAAAACATCAGCATAGATATTCAGTACTTCGCTTCCGCCACCCACGGAACCTGGAGCGTCTTCATCCAGGATACCACTTGCTGCCCGCACTACTGCGGGAGTTGGGTCAACCTGATCGGACACGTTGTCAGTGAACTGGGTGTCTGTGCGGTTATAGAAATAAGTGCATCTGACTTCATCAGTTTCATCCGGTGCAGAAACCAAAGTCACCAGACCTCTTGCCCCGGAGACTGCTTGAACCACAACAGGATCCCCGTTGACCTCCACAATCACGTCAGCGCGGTTATTGGAAGTGGTCCCGGTTCCATCCCCGGTCACGATGGGATAGTTACGGATCTGGAACTGTGTGCGGGTTCCATTGAAAGAACCCAGGGTCACGGCTCCGGCTGCTGTAGTACTGGCTACCGCACGTCCAGTCAAAGATTCCTGTGGAACCCTTTGATCTGAGGAGGAACTAGACCCCCGAACCATTTCCAGGTTTTGCTGAGTAAGGGTTTCATCTCCCTCACCAATAAAAACCGGAATCTTCAGGGCTTCGATTGTTGAAGCAATCGGGTTCTCAAACAAAGTCTGAGTGTAAACACCGGGAGGAGCATAGTTTTGCTGTGGGAATGCCATCGATAACCTCACTTTGGCTGCTGCATTCAAGATCAAACGATTAGGAGCTATCCTTTTGATTTTTCTTTATTTCCCTACCATCTAAAGTAGGGGCTAACAGACCAAGAAAATGATTTTTATGCTTTTTCTCTATCTTTCAGCCTGAAGGTTAGGCAGATTCTCTCGGTGAAGCCTTACCCTTCTTCTCTTTTATGAAATTTATAGCGAGACTATTGATCTTGTTTGCTCTTTGATGGATTCCTTTTTCATTTTCTGAGAGAACTCGGTAAGATCCGTCAGGATTTCTTGATAAGTCCTCACCTTGAATCTGGGGCTCCTGGGTTATGGTCTCTACCTTGTCCCGGTACCTCTCTCGTTGGACTGTCCACCCCTGGAGAGCGGATTCTCCAATCACACGATCATAGTCTACATCCAAAGACTGAACCCCTGTATTTTGGGGTCCCACCCCTTCCAATTTATGGTTGAAAGTGCTAGAAACATTCTCTGGAAGCCAGCGGGAAGCATCCTCACCACAGGCAGAACATTTATGGGCTTTTTTTGCATCTTGCATAGAAACCCTAGCAACAAAACGTAGCCCGCAAGAACACTGATACTGATACTTTGGCATCTTTTTTATCCTACTTTATCATGGGGAAAGAATTGGGCCTGTTCACATAAAAGGCATCCCTGACGTACTCCAGACCTAAGCTCTGTTTCATTTCCAAGTCTGACTGCAACAAAGCCGCCTGCTCATCTGTCATAGCTGCCGCCCTCTTAGACAGGGCATTTGTCCATGGAGCCACTTGACGCAAGAAAACATTCAGGGGTACATACACAGACCATTCTGTTTGAACTGTCACAGAAAAGTTAGCTGTGTAAAAATAGTCATCCCCAGCCTCATCGTAGACCTCCTCGCCTTCCCCTCCCATGGACAAGTCTGTGATTTCTAGCCCCTCATTTGAGAGCCGGGGCCTCAAGATGCCCCAAATGTAGATTACCATCTGATCTATGATGTCCTCTTGAGCATCAGGATCCCGAGCTGTAATCTCAAATTCCAGACTGATATCAAACCTTCCCCCATATTCGGATGCTGCTTGGACACGTTGGGAATCCACCACGATTGCCATCTGATCCCCTTTTTTGTTCCTACGCCCGAAAGCGAGAACAGCCCCAGGGATTGCCTGATTGTTGGCAAATTCTTGATAGATGGTGTGGGGGTCCGAGGTGGTCCCTGCATACCGGTAGTCAGCTACCAGATAACGACCTGTTGGAGGGGCTTGAACTAAAAGGATCTCTCCTGTTGGGTTCCCTTGTGCATCCTTTGTGGCTGTGTAATTGATGTCCTCATAGAGGAGAATTCCTGAGGGCATCTCATATAAACGCAGGGAGCCATCTGAGAAAGCAACTTGCAATTGTGCGGTCTGAGCATCCACCAGCATAACCTGCTCATTGTAGACATCATAAAGTGGAGTGACCACAAATTCATTATCCTCAACCAACTCCAGGTAATAAATACCAGGGGGTGAAGGGAACCTCCCATTGTTTTCTTGGATTGCTCTTGCGTCCTCACGGACCCATTCAATGGCCAAACCAGGATGGTTTGCTACCTTAGCTAAATGGATGTAACTCTCGACAATTCCAACGTAATTGTCAGCAGAGAGATCAAAGCGGCTCCCGCCTGAAGCTCTGACTACAACAGATTCTTGGGGGCGCTCCTGAAAGCTATACTTCCCCTGAATATTGTCTGTGAGTTCAGGATAAAAAGGATGGTACTGCCAGTATCTCCTCAACTCATGGATAAAGCGCCTCTTTAAGGCTCTGGTTAACTGATAATACACGGATCCTCCTATTCTCGTAAAGAATAGAAAATAGGAGAATTAACCAAAGAATCCCTCCAAAAAAGAACTTTTGTTTACGCTTCTTGCTTGTACTCTTCGGCCAGCTCGACAAGATTTAGGAGGGAGTACTGCTCACTTTTTATGATGGGGAAGGTTGAATAGATTAACCTAAGGAACTTCATCTGATCTCGGTCCTGGGTAACTTTGATGATATGATCCATGGATGAGATTTCATCCTCAGAGAGATCTATCTTCTCTCTCTTCCCGGCCCTAGTTAGCGAAATTAGGTTTTTTGTGATCCTGAGCCCTGGAGTCTTTCTTGGGGTGCTTTTAAAGAGATGTGGGTTCTCTTCTACCACTTTTTTTATATCATCAACAAAAGGCCCATAACTAGCGTAATACCAAGGGATCTCTGTGATTTGTTTCTGCTGCCGGATTGCTTGAACCCAGTCACATAGATAGACCGTCTGAGTGAGCCTCTCATCAGTCATTTGTTTTGGGTGTGGGTACTTTCTCAAGAGATAAAGCACCACATCTTGTACCTTGGGGGTCATATCAATTTTATCCTAGTAGTACTGAGCACGGATGCGTTTTTCTTCTTTTGGAAGCTCAAGAAAAGACCAATCACCACTCAAACCAGAAAAGAACCCCCCAGAACATGTATCTGACATGTTTACTCTGTGCATCACCCTTTGGAAAAGTTCCTCCCTCTCTCCATCTGAGAGGTTCCTGAGATTTTTCAGGTAGGGCACCAAGAATCTAGCGAGTTCTGGAG